CCTAATACAGCTACGTTAAGCAAATCTGGATACTTCATAAAGAAGTTCCCACCAGCTGTATCTTTAGTTGATATATCTTGGAGATTTGGAAGCATTTTCTTTCTGAGTGTATTGACAATCTTCATGAGCGTTTCATTCTCTCCCTTATTACGTGGAGATAGAGCCCAATTAAATGTATGTTTTCTTAATGGAACACCTTTTAATATTGCAGCTGCGAATGGATTGGTTTGTAGCCCAGTTACTGCTGTTACTGCGTCACCAATACCGGCTGGTAATTTTCTAACTATTGCAGATGTAGACATTTTAGCTGCAGCTGCGAGACCTTTTCCTGCTATGTCAGCTATATCTGCATCGCCCTCAGTCACAGCTTCTGTTCCCTCTACTCCGGCAGCCTTTAAATTAGCAACAAAATCTGCCGCGGAGCCGCTTCCTGCTTTATCTGCTAGATATCCAACTAAGGATCCGAGTTCTCCTTCTGCATATGTTGTTGAGTATGTTTGTTTAAGCTCTTTTGGGACTGGAAGTAAAATAGAGTGTGTTAGATTCATCGCAAGACCAAAATTAGCGTCACTATCTCTAAATGAGTATTCTTCAAAGTTTAAGAGCATGCCGTGCATTCCTATGTCGCTAGGAAATGCTAACTGGTCTGCCACGTTTTTATGCTTAGCTCTGATGATCTCGCTTGGTGGCTTAGCGAAAGATTTTTTATTTGGGTTCATCTATTAGTTATCCTAAATATAGTTATGGCATACAAAGGCAAGTTTAGGCCTATTAATACTTATAAGTATTTAGGTAACCCAAGCAACATCATATACAGGAGTTTGTGGGAGTGTAAGCTCATGTCTTATTTAGACAAACATCCTGATGTGCTTAAGTGGAATAGTGAAGAGGTTATTATACCTTACCGGTCTCCTATTGATGGCAGAAAGCATAAATATTATCCAGACTTCTATGTTCAGCGACGTATTAATGGTAAGATTAAAGAATCAATAATAGAGGTTAAGCCAGACATACAAACTCGGCCGCCGAAGATCCAGAGATCTCGAACGCCAACCAGGAAGTATCTTAGAGAGGTGCGTGCTTGGGGTGTTAATGAGGCTAAGTGGATTGCTGCAACTGAGTATTGTAAAGATAGAGGATGGGATTTTAAAATAATGACTGAGAAAGAGTTAGGTATAAAATGAAAATAAGATTTTTATTTCAAAGATTGCTAACTGATAGTGTAGAGGGCACAGTATCAACTGATACATCAGAATCATCTGCCTGGTTTAAAGAGCAGGCTAAGAAGCTATCAAACTATAGGCCTGAAAGAATTGCACGACAAGCTGCAGCTAATGCTGTTGCGCGGCCTACGGTTCAAGGAGAGATGTTTCTATTTAATTATGATCCAAAGGGAAAAGAAACACTACCATACTATGATCGTTATCCTATAGTTATTATATTAGATGTTACCGCAACACATATGCTAGGGCTTAACCTACATTACATACCTTATAAAGAGAGAGCCCTGTTAATGAACCGATTATATCAAAGGTTTTTAAACAACGAGGAGTTCGATGAAACCACGTTCTTTAAGAATATATCATACGAAAAGGTCAACAGCTCTAGGAACTCGCTCAGATACTGGAAGCCGTGTATAAAGCGTTACATAAATAATAATATAGTGGGCCGTATGGTAAAAATACATCCAGCAGAATGGGATATTATTTTACAGTTACCAATAGAGAGGTTCGTGCGCGCTAGAAGAGAGCGAGTCTGGAGAGACTCAAGAACAATTTGGAATAAAAAGTAATGGCTAATTTCGGAAAGATTTATAATAAAGTTGCAGCTGTATCCTCAGCTATCGATACTCTTAGAAGTTTCGGTAAAGATGATGATGACTCTGCTTCAGAAGAAAATCAAAAGCTAAACCCGTCTTTAAAGTCTTGGAAATCCAAGATCATGGGCTCAGGCAAGTTTGGTCTTGTCAGAAACAACCTGGTCATGATAGAGTTTATGCCTCCTAAAGGAACTGACTTCTCTGATAGTAAATCAAGAGAGTCGGTTATGCTTTTAGGTCAACAGGTTAACATTCCTAATATGAACTTCAACGTTAAGGAAATTAAACGTCAAGGATTCGGTCTTACAGAAAGAAGGGTCAGTGGTATTATTGCTCCTGCTTTCACAGTAAGCTTTATGATCGATCAAGAGGGGGCAGTTCTTAAGTTTTTTGAAGCTTGGAAATTAGCTCAAGTACAGTACAATGCTGAAGCCGGAGAAGAAGGCGAAGCGGGTCAAGTTGGCGCGATGTTAGGCGAGGTAGGGTATTATGATGATTATGCTTGTGATGCTAACATACATGTATTCGAGCCGGGCGGAGAAGAAATATGGACAGTTAAGATTAATGAAGCTGTCGTAACCCAATTAGCTGATATGACTATGGGTTGGGGTCAGAATGATGAGCTTGCTCAATTGCAAGTATCATTTTCTTTCAGAACTTTAGTAAGTAACTTTACGCCTCCAGCTACTCGAGAGGGTAGTGGCGGAAAGACAACACTATTACAATTTATATCAAAATATAAAGGCGCTTATGAGATTGTTAAATCTATGAAGAAGCCTAGAAACGTATCTGATGCGCTTAATGTCCTAAATAATGGAAAGACGTTAAGCAGGTTATTTGACTAGTCAGTGATTAACATTATGGAGAAATTATGCCGTTACCGAAAATAGACGTACCCGTCTTTAACATTGAGTTGCCGTTTACCAAGACTAAATTAAAGTTTAGACCGTTTACAGTAAAAGAAGAAAAAGTTTTATTATTTGCTCAGCAATCGAAAGAATTAAAAGATATTGCTGATGCAATTAAACAAGTAGTACAGAATTGTGTAATAAACGATATTGACATTGCTACTTTACCAACGTTTGAGGTGGAGTTTTTGTTCCTTAGAATAAGAGCGCAGTCCGTAGATAACGTTATTAAGTTAAAGATTAGAGAGACGGAAGACTCAGAAGAGTGGTTTGATGCAGAGCTTAATCTATTAGATGTAGATTTGCATATTCCGAAAGAGTATAACGATAAAATTCCTCTTAACGATGAGTATTCTATAAAGCTAAAGTTTCCTGTATATGGAGACGTAGAGAGAATGCAAGATTTAGATTTAACAGACTCAGCCAATGATATAGCTTTTGAGCTTATCGGAGAGTCAATAGAGTCAGTTTATAGTAATGATGGTGATGAAGTGTATATTATGAGTGAATACGATAGGGCCGAAAAGAAAGACTTTATGGAGAGCCTGTCAAGTAAGAACTTCGCTGAGATACAAGCGTTTTTATCTAGTGTACCTTCTCTTGAGAAAGAGATTACATATGTAAACGCTGACGGAAAAGAGTTAAAGAGAGTCCTGAGAGGTCTCTCAGATTTTTTTACGTTTGCCTAAGCCATATTGACTTAGGTAATTATTATCAGTTACAGTTTAATCTTATGCAGCACCATAAGTATTCTTTGAGGGATATAGAAAATATGTTCCCATTCGAGCGCGACATTTATGTTGATCTCTTAATGGACTGGATTAAGACCCAGGAAGAACAAAAAAAGAATAGTAAAGGATTTTAAAATGTCAGATAGAGAAAAGTTTTCCGGGGATATGTCCCGTAATGAAGTAGAAATAGACCTTCAAAAGTTTATGGCTATGGTAACAGAGATTGGTGAGTTAAAGCAAGAGATATTCTCTCTAACTCATGATGATACTAAAAACCCATGGCAAAAATTTATATTTGCCGCTAAAGTTTTAGACGCATGGAGACTTATACCAAGAGCTTTCTTAGGTATATACATGTACTTACTTTATTATGCTACATTCTGGTTTATGGAATTACCAGAGCCAACGCTAGAACAATCAGGACTGATTTCTATTCTAGTTGGTGCAGGTGCAGCATGGTTTGGTTTGTATGTTAATAGTGCAGCTAAAGAACACGGCGATACCAATCCGAATTAGGTAACAATAGGATAAAATAAAATGGCAGTAGGATCAGATAAACCGAGTTTGCCTAAAGGTGACGGTGACCTAAAAACAAACGCTCAGGTGTTTGGATTAATAGGCAGGCAGTTCCAAGAGATAAGCGCAATGAATAAAACGCTTGGCACTTTAGGTCAGGCGCAGTCTCTCATTGCTGAGGCTCTCACTGCTACATCAGACGCTAATATTCAATTAGGCGAGCAACAGCTTGCAGCAACTGAATCAGTTGTATCTGCTTTGAATAGTATCTCTAAACTTATCCAGCCAATTGCTACC